AAATTTCTTGACACCATGCTTTTCAGCTACTTTTTTGAAATTTTCAACCAATGCTGATTCTTCCTTGCATCGTTCTTCCTGCTTCAATCTCTGCCGCATTTTCTTACGCTTCTTCGCTACTTTATCTTTCACACTCTATTCAACCTTTCTTGTCCGATACATACTCCGGACACTTCTCAATTTTGTACGAATCGTACGTCTTGCGGTGTACTTTTTCAGCCGTCCAACACTCAACAGGCTGAAAGCAACTGCTCCACGAACACTCACCGCAAGCTTTCTGACACGTCCAACATAATTGTTCTTTAACCATTCTGCACCTCATCTAATCTCTGAACATACTCGGTGAAATACCATAGCAGTTCATCTTTGAATACTTCAATAGCTTCTTCGGCTTTTTCTTTGGTGGCGAAATGTATTGTATTAGGTAATCGCATAATATAATAATAGTCTGCGTACAATTTTTCAGCACCATAACTATACGCAACAAACCACTTCTTTTTACTTTCATCGTTCCAATCTTTTTCTGAAATAGACTTGTCATTTGCCGCCTGCCACTGTCTTAGCTGACGAAGCAATCTGTCTGCTCTTGCATTGTTCTCGGCAATTATCTTATCATTGTAATAATTGCCTGTGTTATAACATTGCTCATCCTCTTTGTCATTAAACTCTGTAATTTTCAACATACTATTGTATTCTGTATCAATTACATAATACATTTCACCTTTTTTAACTCTCTCATAGCCAGTTTTAGGTTTATCCTCAAGCAATCCCAACTTTTTTAACTGCTCAACCAGTCCCAACTCTTTCAGCTGTCCTTCCGATATTTCAGCTTGAACGCTTTTATCGTTCATTTTCAATTCTACTTTCATTACTGTTCCTCACTTTCTTATTCACCGATATTTTTTATAAATTTTTATCAACTAATTTTTTCCCTGCCCACTCTGCTGCTTCTTCAGCAATTTCATCTAAAAAATATACCGGCAATGGTTTTTCCAACGGTGCACATTCTCCTTTGCTTGCGTCAATTATAATTGCAAATTTGAATCCGTCATACCGACTTTGCAGATAGTCATTTATGTCACGCAAATTGTGACTGTTAAACCATATCGGAAAATTTCCGAAACGGTCTTTTTTGTCCGTAATTATTCTCATTTCATATCACTCCAGTCCAATCCAATGCTTGTCCGCATTCAACGCAAAGTTTATCGCCGAATAGTATATATTTACTATCGCCACAATTAGGGCAATGACTCAATCCACTTTCTTCGTCAATAATTATTTTCATCGGAATATCTTTTTGCTCATACTCATACAACTTCTCTATTGCCTTTTTCATCGGTTCAAAATTTTTAATTTCTCTGTCTATGGTTTCTTGTGTCACAGGCGAAAACTTTTCCGCATTTAGCGTTATAAATCCGTTTTTATATTTTTGGGTTAACATTTTTGTGTACCTCCAACAATTTCATAAATAACGTCATCACGATAATTACCATATTTATCTTTTATCGCATCTTTTAAAATATGCTTTTTGCCATTATGTTTTTTGCAAAATCTGTCATAGCTCCGTTCAACCGGATTTCCACAAATCATTCTCCATTCAACTCTGTGGTATAGCGCGACAAGTTCTTTCATTTTATCAAGCACGTCCTTGCCAACAACAAAATTTTCTTTATCGAAAGACATAAGCCCAAAATTGTACACCTTTGAACAGTAGTAATCTACTCTGTATGATAAATAACCGATTAATTTATTATTATGTATAATCGCATAATCAAATTGACCGTCAGCAGGATTATCTAATATCTCCGGCGACCATTGATAAAGACTTCCCGTTTCCAAAAACATATCTTCCGTGTAAAATTTTCTTTGAAACTCTTTTGAAATTTGCTCCTTATATAGGATTGCAGGAACTAACATAATTACTTCACCCCTTGATTTTCAACTATTATTCCTCTTTATTCTGCTACTTCTGTGTCCTTATTTTCTTTTCTTAAAGAATTATTACATTCTCTAACCGCTTCCATATATGAACCTACTCCGTTGCGATAAAAAGTATATTTTCTTTCGGAATTATCGCCAGTGTCACATCATTTTCGTTTGTATGTTCTTGAAAAACCACAAAACCATCCATGAATTTCACACGATTACATCGACAATCAAAATCCATGCACCTATCATTTACATTCAAAACGGCATAAAAATTTTTATTTTGGCAATGTGATATATCACATATATTTTCAACTTTTAAATTCATTTTAAATAAACTCCCTTCCGTATTGTTTCAACGATGAATAAACTGTGCCGTGAGATATTCCTAATGCCTCGGCAATTTTTTTTTGCGTAAATTTTTTATTTAACAAGTTTACTATCTGATTATGATACTCAAACGCTTTACTTTTTCTGCGTAGTACTGCTGCCGTCCATTGTGGTTGTACACCATTTTTAATTGATTTCGTAACATTTCGCCATGCAGCACCTATACATACACCGGAACATAACTGAATATCGAACGGTTTTCCTGTGTTTTCGTCAATGTGTTCGTCCATCAAACGACCACACATACTACAATATCGTTTTCGCATTTTACTGTCCCCTTTCACACTATCACCGGCAACAACAATAATTCTGTATCACCGTCTTTTATTATCAATGCGTCTTTCTGTGATTTCAATTCCAAAACAACATTGTCGGACCGTATTGTTTTTATCATATCCATTAAAAAATCAGCATTGAAACCGATTTTAATATTGCCGGCTATATCGGCATCTATTTCATCTTTTAGCTGGCAGCGAAGATTTCTGCCATTGCATTTCAAAACATCATCTTTCAATTCCAACGTTACCGGAACTTTTGTTTTGCCCTGTTCCGAAACGAATTTACCGCGTTCAATCATCTGCATAAACTCTGCACGTTTTACCGTTGCAGTTATATCCGATTCACGATTCATCATATTGTCATATTTGACATAACCATTTTCATTAAATGTACTGGCGACAACTATAAATTCACTGTAATCTAACAACAACCGCATATTTGTATTATCAACAACAATACGCAACAGCGGATTTTCACTTTCAATACGACACAGTTCCTTTGCCGCAGGAAGCGTTATTACAAACGACATATTTCCATATGTGCCAACAGGTGTAGTTATATGTGCCATTCGTTTACCGTCAGTTGAAACATTGTGCAATATTTCGTTTTTCATGTCAAATAACACACCGTTATACTGCGGTCTGTATCCGACTGTCGGTGCTGCAAACGGCACAGTTTTAGTTAAAATTTCTCTAAACCGTTCCTGTTCTAACATCAACTCATCATTGCATTCCGGCATTGATATTTTCGGATAATTTTCCGCAACTGTTCCTTGCCATTTCTGCTTGTATGTTCCGATTTTCATTTCAATGACATTGTCTTTGTCGGTTGATATTATAACCTCCTTGTTTTCACCTTTGGAAATGTTCATCAAATACTTTGGGTTACATACAACCGTCCCTTTCTGCTCAACGTCCGCATGAACATAATATTTGATTTTTATGTCATTTGAATATGCTGTCAATTCCACCATATTCGGTGCATTGGCATCTATCAGAATACCGCCCAACATCTTCATCGTTTCTGCATTGACAGCATGATTTATAACTTTGATTGCCCTAATGATGTTATATTTATATGTTCTGAACTTCATTTTTTTCAACTCCTTTCTTCGCAATAAATTTTGCTTTAAATTTTGACTTTTTTTATTTACTAGCTCTCATTGCAATAAAAACAGTAATTATATTTCCGTAGAAACGGCTTAAAATCTAATGTTTCAAGCCGTTTTTTTGATTATAAAATCAAATATGCTTTTTTTGCGATTTTATAACCATTAAAAACTGATTATATTTTCGGAATTCAGCTTACCTTTTCATCACTGTTTTCTTCAGTTTCACTATCTGGCTTGTCCCATACTGCCGCCGAATTTTTACTGCGTTTAAATAGGTCTTTTTTCACGTTCCAATCCGAAAATTTCATGTATTCCGGTTGGAATTTTAAAAACATTGTTCCGGTTTGTGAAAACCTTGATTTCGGTAACAATATCTCAACTTTGCCTGTTGGCGGTTGCGATTTGTCTTTTCTATATGCATCCTCATTATGAATCAACATAACACTGTCAGCGTCTTGCTCAATAGCTCCGCTGTCACGCAAATCGGCAAGTGTCGGTCTTTTACTCGAACGTTGTTCATTTGCTCTGTTTAATTGTGACAGTGCAAGAATTGGACAACCTAATTCTTTCGTCAGAATTTTCAATGCACGACTGACATCACCAACAGCCTGTGCCTTTGTATAATTTTTGTTTTGTGGCATTTCGATTAATTGCAGATAATCAACTACCACCGCTCCCAACGCTCCATGTTTTTTTTTTAGTCGGCGACAAACTGAACGAATTTTTCTAACTGTCATCTTAGCTCTATCGCAGATTATCAGTTTTTCTGTTTTGTCGGATTTGTTCATAAATCTGGCAATTTTGTCCCAATCATCATTTGTAACTTCGCCATACCGCAACGCCGAATATTTTATGTATGTCATTGATGATAATACACGTAGCATTAATTGTTGTTCGTCCATTTCCAACGAAAAAAATACAACTGGTTTAGATTCGTTAAATGCTATATGTTCGGCAATATTTAATGCAAATGCGGTTTTTCCCATGCCCGGTCTTGCACCTATAACGACCAATCCGTCCATACCACCCATTTTTAAATCAATATTTTTAAACCCTGTTGCCTGTCCCGGAATACTGTCTTTATTTTCACTCGCCCTTACGATGGTATCATAGGTTTTCATCATCAAATCGTCTGCGGTATTGACATTGATAGAATCGCTCTCTGTTGCCAGCATATATTCCACTTTGTCGGATATTTTTTCTATTGGCAATGTTGTATTGCCTGCCATAGCCAATATTTCATTTGACATATCTATGTACCAACGACGCTTCGCATATTCCTTTACGATTTTGCCATAGTAAATTAAATTATGTTTCGTTGGGTTGTTACTGATCGCATTTTTCAGAAATTCAATTCCATTGTATTCTTTGGCGGTTTTTAATGTACTATCTACCGTTACTATGTCGATTTTATCGTTTTTGTCGTTTAGGTACAAAATGCATTTGTACACCAATTTGCAATCACTGAAATAAAAATCATTGGGGGTTAGATTAACTTCGGTGGTTAATTCATCCACATTGCCACCAATGATTAATGCACCAACGACTGCCTGCTCCGCCTCATAGCTGGCAAGAATTTGTTGTTCAATCATCGTTATCCCTCCTTCGGAGTCGTGCGGCATACTCAGGGTCTTCCGCCTCGATTGTGGCGATGTAACTATCATCAGTTTCCTCAGTCAAAACCGGCTGTGCCGGTGTGTCTAAGTAATCGACAAACGCTTGCTCTTGTCCCACAAAATTTGTGGAATGTTTAATATAGCGTTTGTCTGTGTGCTGTTCCTCTATTTCAGCGAGGTAGTTATTCAGTGCAGTCATCAACTGTTCGGCTGAATAGGTCTTTCGTGCTTTGATGTAGTTCTTCATGGTCTGTTGTTCATTTCGTGGGTGCGGATATTTTGAATACCACTCCTTGAACTCAGACGCCAACTCTGGTGACGAAGCAGTCTTAGTGTTTTTATTCTTAGTGTTTTTATTCTTAGTGTCTTTATTCTTAGTGTCTTTATTGTTTAGTAGTACCGGATTTTCCGTTATCGGATTTTCCGTTATCGGATTTTCCGTTATCGGATTTTCCATTATCGGTTTTTCCGTTATCGGTTTTTCCGTTATCGGATTTTCCATTATCGGTTTTTCCGTTATCGGTTTTTCCGTTATCGGTTTTTCGTAAATATGATACTCATAACCTTTAAACTTTCCTGTTTCATCTTTGCCAAGTTTTCGTACTATATAGCCGTTTTCTATCAACTCTTTTAGTCCACTACTCAATGAATTTGCTTTGTCTGCTGCGTGTTGTACTATTTCTGCTTCGTAAAATTGCCAGTTATCCGGATAAGATAACAACAGGGCTAAAAGTCCTTTAGCTTTCAAACTGATTTTTTCATTCAGCAAAAAGGCTTTATCAACTATTACATAGTTATCCTCTTTGTGTATTCTGTAAATCGCCATTATTAATTTTCTCCTTTTCTTTCCTTTGTACACCGTACTTTTTTCGAGCGTACTCGAATAAACCCTACCTTTCCGCAGGGTTTATTTAAGTCAAATTGCACAATTATTGTTTTTTCTTCATCAGTGTACTTCCGGTGAAATACACTGATTCTACAACTATTTTGTTTGAATAGTGCTTAACACCATCTTTTTCGTAGTTATTGTTTCTGATTGCACCTTCAAATGCGACCATATCGCCCTTTGAAAAGTTTTTTTCAAGAAAATCCGCATTGTGTCCCCACAATTCGCATTGAATGAAATCTGTGTCATACTCATTTTTAGCATTTTTGAAACGTCTTCGCACTGCCAAAGACACTTGAATAACGGTACTGTCACCTGTGTACTTCTTTTTTAGGTCGTTACAAATACGACCTATCAGCATTACTTTGTTCATTTTTCTGTCCTCCTTTGCTTGTCCAACCGTAGGAGCATTACGCTCCTTTTTCTTCGTTTTCGGTTGCCTGTTCTTTAATTCGTTGATTTACCGAACGAAAAACAGAAGACAACATAGGAAATTCCGACACATTGATAACTTTTCCTGCCACACTTTCAACTTCTTTTCCGTTCGCTAATATGTGATGTATTTTCATTTTTATCACCTCGTTCCATATTTATGAATTATGTATTTTGTCCTATTCCGAAAGGTGCTTTTTTTTACCCTCTCATTATTTAAGTCCTTATTTTTCACCGTTTTTCTACCTTTTCATAAGCAAATGGCGGTAATTTTTTTAATTGTCATTAAAATCAATACTATAACCGCCTTTAATTGCACCAAAGCCCTGCAATTCGGCAACTATTGATAGCATTGATGCAATATCATCTAGGATTTCGCTGACGCGAAAATCCTGCATTTTATCTTGAATTTTCAATGCGTCATACAGTTCATCTGAAATTTGCATTGTAAAACGCATATTTTTTTTGAATATAGTATCGTATTTGAATGTTACAGTTTTCATTTGCAATACGCCACCAAACTGCAACCAATGACGATACACGCCCAACCAATAGTTATCATTTTGTTTCTCCTTTCATCAATGCGTCTTTCTTTTCTAATTGCTTATGAAATTCACTACCCTTAATTTCTATAAATCCATCACATTCCGGCTCAAGTTGTTCAAGTGAATCACATGTAATAGCTAAATATAAAATGCCATCGTATGAAAAAATAGAGTAAGAATGTGCTAAAAAACGCAAATCTTTAAAATAGTCACCCCAATATACCGGTTGGAGATTGACGATAATTTTTTTATTAATACATGCTTCTTGAAATGCTTTCAGAATTTTTGAAGTCTTTTTAAATTCATACAGATTATTAAATTGCCTTTTACTCTTAAAATCTGCCGCAAATTTTGTTAAATTGTTTGTTGTATTTTCAACATGCAGTACGATATTCTTTTTCCATTTGTCGGTGAGCGGTTTGTTTATCGGTCCGTTTCCGCCAAAATAATATTCGTTACCGTCAATACCATGATCAGAATAAAAATCAATGATAAACTTATTACGTTCATTATAATTTTTTCTGTAAGTTACAACATCATCTAAAATCTTTTGATTTTTAATCATGTAATACTTTGTCATAATATTTTTCCTTTCCATCACAGGTTCAAGAGAGCCACCCATAGTCAAAACATTTTTTGAAGGTGATATTTTGAAAAAAGATTTCTAAAATTTTATATATTTCTACATTCGTGTGGAGTGAGTGGCTCACCTCAACCTGTGATACTTATTTAAAATCAATTACCTTTTTTTAGTAGTTCTTCATCTGGTATAAGCATTCCGAGATGTACACCGGTTAATTTTTCTAACTTAGTTCGTAACTTGTCGAACATCATGTTATTTATGTCTTTGGTACATTCTGAATACAATCTGCAATATCTACAACATCCAAATACCTGTCCTTTAAAAATTACGCTTTGATAAAATCTTGCAATGCAGCGCAATTCATCTTTGGTTAGTTTTTCTTGGTTCATGAAAATCTCCTTTTTTCTGCTGACATATGTAAACCACTCTGCCACAAGAAAGGAGTCACTGTTTGCTAAATGGAAACCCAAACAGATACAAAAAACAAAAACAGAGTGGCTGGCATATGCCAGCAGATTATTTTTAAAATAAGTCGTCTATTGTACAATTCAATACATTCGCAAGTGTCGGCAACTTATCACTTCTTGGCGATGCTTCGCCTGTTTCCCACTTCGCGATGGTTGACCTATCGACATTGATTAACTTTGCAAGACTTTCTTGTGTTAAATTTGCTTTTTCTCGTAGTTCTTTTAAATTATTCATTTTTTCACCTCCTAAAAGTGATGTTTCTTCACTTGTAATTTATATTATAAGTGAACTTTCTTCACTTGTCAAGACTTTTTTTAAAAATAAGTGAAATTTCTTCACTTTGCCTTGATATGTGAAGTTATTTCACATATAATATGTTTGAGGTGATTACAATGAACGTTCTTAAAGAATTGCGAACAAAAAAAGGCGTATATCAAAAAGACGTAGCAAAATATCTTGGTGTAGATAGAACCACATATGTTAAATATGAACGTGGGGTTAGTGAACCTAATCTTGACATCATAAAAAAATTAGCTAATTATTTTGATGTAACAGTTGATTTCTTGCTGGGCAAGGAAAAGAAAGAAAATACTTTGGATGAGCAGCTTGGAGAAATCGAATTTGCATTATACGGTGAAGTTAAAGAATTAACCGATGAACAAAAGCAAGATATATTAGATTATGCACGTTTCAAAAAAGAACAATGGAAGAAGGAAGAATAATGCTAAATCAATTAAATCAATATGCAATAAACCATAATATAGATGTCGATTTTTTTCCGATGAGAGCCACAAAAGCATTATCTATCCCCGGAGCTATTGCATTAAATCCATTAATGATTAATACAATGCCAGAATTGATAGACGCATATGCTCACGAATTAGGTCATCACGAAACCGGTTCGTTTTACAAAATCAATTCAAAATTTGAAACACGTCAACGAATGGAAGAACGTGCGACACGTTGGGCGGTGCAGGAACTAATTCCGGCTGACAAACTGTTATCGGCATTTAAAAAGGGGTATACGGAAGTATGGCAGTTGTCTGAATTTTTTAATGTACCCGAAAATTTTATAAAAGATACTATTAGAGTACATAGGGTGAAAGGTAATATTTAAGGAGTGATAACAATGCCATTTAATAATTACAGAGGAAGTGTTGAAAAATGAAAGAAAATAACTTTATTTATGAATTTTATGAATGGTTAAAACATTTTCTTGAATTGAATCGCAGAGATGTTGCTGAATTACACTTAAAGAAAAATAAAAGCACAATTAATATTATGCTGAAAAATGATATACTTTTTCAATTTAGAAAAGCACACGAAGTGTATTTAAAAAATAATAGCAAAACACTTTTAGATAAATTTAAAATCAGCTATTCAAAATCAACTACTAAAACTGATACTATACCGCTTAAAATTTTGATTCCTGATTTTGTTTTTATAAATGACAATGCTCAATTTTTATTAGAGTTATTTGATGATATATATTTAAAAAACAATCCCAACTCTTTTTCTTTTTGTAGCAAATGGAAACAATGTTGCGATAGCTTACACTGTGTTGAAACGGATGCGACACAAGCTTCGTTATGCCGTAGCAGAAAAAATATATTAAATGGTTTAATATTTAACGGTAAAAACAGTGTTTTAGATGAAAACGGTAAAATTTCAGAAGAAAAAGTAAGAGAAAACGTATCCAAAACACCTACATTTCAAATTACAAAGTTAAATTTACCAACAACTTCCGAACAGATAACATTATTATAGGAAAGTGAGATTGAAATGAGATTTATTGTAGTTGATATTGAAACAGCCAATTATAATCCTACAAGTATATGCCAAATAGGAATTGTCGTATTAGATGACTTTAAAATAACACAAAAAATTGAATATTTAATTAAGCCAACTCCAAATGTTTTTGTTGAGAAATTTTCAAATCTTCACGGGATTACTTCCGATATGGTTGAAGATGCTCCGACATTTGACGTGGTATGGGATAAAATCAAACATTTATTTAACCGTTTTAATCTTTGTTTTGCTCATAATGCTCCATTTGATTTCGGGCATATAAAATCTACATTGCAGTATTACGGTTATAACACAGACGAAATTCTATTTCCGGTGTTTTGTACCTTACAGTATGCCAGATACAGTGATTTGCCTTTAGAGCATCACACCTTGGAATGTTTGTGTGATTATTTTTCCATCGAAAACAAAAACGCTCATTCAGCCTTGAGTGATGCTGTTGCAACATCAGAGGTTTTGTTATCTCTGATAGATTTCAATAATGATGATATAGCTACATTGGTTGGAAGATCCTACAAATATTCTTTTAACGATTGCGTATCAACTAAAGATTCAAAGAAAACACATAGCACTAAGCATGTCAGTCAAAAAGATATAGTGCCGACAAATACTGAATTTGACAAAAATCATCCATTGTATAATAAAACAATAGTTATAACAGGACAACTAAATTGTATGACACGCTCTGAGGCGTATTTACATATAAAGAATGTCGGTGGACTTTGTGCCGACAATATTACGAAATCTACAAATTTTTTAGTAACTAATAGCACTGCTATGACCGGAAAAATGAAAAAAGCTTTAGATTATCAAGAAAAAGGGATTGATATTTCGATCATAACAGAAGATGAACTTTACACGCTTTTGGCATCAAAATAATTTATTAAAAAAAGTTTGAAAGGAATTATTCAATATGAAGGTCGGAATATATTCAAGAGTTTCTACCCAAGAGCAAGCACGAGAGGGTTATTCGATTGGTGAGCAAGTAGAACGTCTAAAAAATTATTGTGCTGCTAAAGGTTGGATTTTATATAAAACATATACTGACGCAGGCTTTTCCGGTGCAAATACTGACCGCCCCGGAATGCAACAATTAATATCAGATGTTGCTGATGGTAAGATAGATATGGTATTGGTATACAAATTAGACCGTTTAAGCCGTTCACAAAAAGATACACTTTTTTTAATCGAAGATGTATTTATAAAAAATAATGTCAATTTTGCATCTATAACAGAAAATTTTGATACATCAACACCCTTCGGACGTGCTATGATTGGTATATTATCAGTATTTGCACAGTTGGAACGTGAACAATTCAGAGAACGTTCCATAATGGGAAAAGATGCAAGAGCAAAGGAAGGACTACATCACGGAGGCGGAGCACCAACAGGGTATGATTATATTGACGGTCAACTTATAATAAACAAAGAAGAAGCCGAATTGATAAAGGAAGCATATCGTCTATTTTTGGAAGATGATATGACTATGATGGGAATAGCGGCTAAATTATCAGTATTTTCAGAGAAATTCAAGTATGATCACCGAATCAGAAAGATGTTGACAAATCCTCTTTATGCCGGATGGACACATTGCCGTGACGAGCTGTACAAGGGGCAACACGAAGCAATTATATCTCAAGAAGTATTTGATAATGTACAGACCAAATTGAAGATAAGAGCCGAAAATAATCCCCATTATCGTAATGCATTTAACAGAACATCTTTGCTCGCAGGTATTCTATGGTGCAAAAAATGCGGTGCAAGATATTTTAAAAGAGTTCGCCGATACGAAAAGGGCAGCAAAGTATATTATTATAATAAATATCAATGTTATAGTCGTAGTTCATATAAAAATATGGTCCGAGATAAAAGTTGCAAAAATAAAATATGGACTATGGACGTATTGGATAAAGCAGTAATTGATGAAATAAAAGCATTAGTGGCAAATCCAGCCGAAGTTGATAATATTATTAAACTAAACCAATCAAACAATAACATCACAGAAAAAAAAGAATTCTATAAAAAAAGAATCAAAGAAATAGAAAAACAAATGAATAAGCTAACTGATTTGTATAGCATAGACGGAATTGATATTGACTTTGTGGCAAAGAAAATCACTGCACTAAATACCGACAAAAAACGTATAGAATCAGAAATGAATGCGATTAACGAACACAAACCATTAATTTCAGCCGAAGATGCAAAGAAAAGATTATCCGGTATATCCAACATCTTAGACAACGGAGAATTTACGGAAAAGGTTAAAGTTATAACATCATTAATCAACAGAATTGAAGTAGATGATGATGATATTTATATCTATTGGAACTTCGTCTGATTTTTATTTTGCCCATTTCGGCATATCATTCAACCTCGGTTAATACTGCTAAAGTTACTTTAAAGAAATACTTCAAATCAACCGAATAAAAACCTCTGTTAAACGGCACAGCCTCAATGTCCGTAAACACCCAAATCACTTCGGCTTTTGTGCATTTAACGTTTATTGCTCTGTCCACAATATCCTGACCGCATGAAGTCAAGTACACGCGTACATTTTCCAAGCAGTCTTTATCCCTGCAACTGTCATATATCTTATCAGTATGTACACACACTGCTTCACGGAAATTTGTATCACAAGGATATTTTCTTTCTCTTCCGCAGTCATTACAGCAATTTCTGTTACAATCAGCCAT